TGTGTGAAGTATTCGTGCTCTTTCATTTATTAAGCTTTCTGATTTAATAAATCTTTTGAGCTATCTTAGTTATATTCTTTATTCTATCATTATTTTAATCTCTAAGTTCTTTAGTTCTTTAATCATTTTAAACATTATTTTAATTGCTTAGTTTTACTTGTTTATAAATACACAGCAGCAGCATGTCGTCCATCCTTGATGAGCTTGTCAAAAGTTTCAACATCGACTCTACAATTGACACCAACTGGATCCAAAATCTAGTTGATGATTATGCGTATCAAGGTCTTGATATGACAACAATCATAACATATATCAATGATGTGTTAAAAACCAAACCTGAGGGTAAGGCAGCCTTGATGTTGCTGATTGGTATTGGTTTGACAAGGGGTAACAAGTTGGAAAAAATACTTGGATCTTTGAATACTAATTCTCAGGCTAAGTTGTCCAATGGAATTTCATTGTTTAATGTCAAATCGTCCATAAGAGATGCCAATAGGACAACCACTTTAACATTGGCAAGATTGAGAGTAGCAGTTCCTCAAATTGCTGCTAAGATTCTTGACGATTCAAGAATTGTGCGGCCTGTCTCAATGTCAGAGCTGAAGATGTTCTCACCAATATTCCCTGCAGTATTTCGTGATAACTGCATTGCCAGTTTGATTGTAAAAGATGTTGTTAATGGATTTGATAAAGATGTCATCAACAATTGCTTGCTTCATTTATATGTGTATAACTTTCTTGAGTCAACAAAGTTATTCAATCCAAAGCTTGCTGTTAAAGGGACCCCCGAGTCAAAGGCCTCACAATTCATTCGTGCTGCATGGAATTCAACCCATGTATCCGATAAGGCTAGGAAAACCTTCATGACTACTTATGTGCATCCAAGGATGAGCATAATAAATGAATCAGGTGAACATTTGATGAATCACATGAAGAAGGAAAAAATGGAAATTCCTATTTTCTTGATGGATTAGAGAAATTCTGATTCTGTTCTCTGTTGACGACTTGGC